AGGTGAGCCATCATCAACAGTGTGCCATCCAGCGTCCTTGAACATCTGAAGGCGATCTCCAGTATCATTAACAAATCGGCGCACGAAACCGACCTTCTTCGGTGCAGTCAAGATATTCCTCGACCCTAAAGGTATTCTTTTTCGCGGTTGCTCGCTTTTAACACTCTCTGTATTTTTTGCCTGCTCTGTCATAACATAATCCTCTTATTATTCTTGCATACTTGCAATATCTTTAATATATTGTTCTTCGGACATTATGCCCCCGCGAACAAATTGATTCATGATACTAACTTGGTCAGGCGTAAGATCAGCCTTACTAAAACTAGTTGTAGCACCTTTATTGTTTGAGCCTTTATCAACAGGAGAAACAGGTCCGATTGGTTTCGTTGCAACATTGGCAACAGTTGCAGATTTAACAGTAGTAAACTTTTCTGGAAAAACTTCCTGAACTTTCTGCCGTACCAGTGCATAAATCCTCGGCAGTGGCGCTCCAACATAATTCTGCGCTACACTATCAGCAAACTGTGCCATCTCGTTGTCTTCTAAATACCATTGATTATCCTGAATCCATTCATCATATACAGGATTTTCAACAGCACCAGCCTTGCTACTATCGTTAATTTTTGGTGCAACAAGATCATTTTTCTTTGCTTCAATTTGTGCATCCAGTTCCTCTACTTTATCAACATCAGCAAGCTCAATTGCAGACTTGCGTTCCTTCTTAAGAGTTTCTATTTCAGCAGTTAACTTCTTAACTTCAGTCTGATAAACTTTCTCATTGTGCTCTTTCAAAGCATTAACGGAGGCCTGAACTGCACTAAGATTCTCCTTTAAGTCTTTGTTGTGCTTACTCATTGCCTTCTGAATGTCTTTTGATCTCAGAATGTAGGTGACTGCATCAACTGCGTCTTCACCTACATGATCAGCACGCCAGCCAAGTTGTGCAGCAAGTTCTTCTACAGAAGGCTCAATCTTGGTTTGATCAGAATCAGCATTACCATTAGGGGTTTTAGTTTGATTGGAAGATCGATCATCACCAGAGTTAGTTGCCACAACAGACTTGCTGATATCATCAGTAGTTTCTGTTGCTTCTGTAGAAGAACCATCAGTTGCTTCGGCTGCCATAATAATGTCTTGCACAAATTCTTCTGCCATAATAACACCTATTTAAAAGAGTAACCGAGCCAAAACATCATTATCATTAATCAATACATAAGAGTCGTCATCCTTCCCGCTCATAGAGACACCAGCATATCGGGAGTAACTAATCTTATCGCCAACTTCTGCCCAGGCAATACCATCATCAAGGTCTTTCCAGGCAGTAGGTCCGATGGCAACCAAAGTTCCAACTGTTGCTGCTTGCTGTTCTTTTTCCCGAATTGTTTCAGGCAAATAGATTCCGCCCTTAGTCTTTTCTTCAACCTTCTCAGGAAGTACCAACAAATGCCCGCCAGTCGGTAAGATGCCAGATTGATTAATATCACTAATGTTTTCTGTGCTCATAATTATTACCCTTTTAAATAATTGTTATTCTTAATAACTGCGTATGCTTAGTAACCGCTTACTTCGTCAACTTCATTATCTACAGCATCACCTTCAAAAGAAATATTCAATATTTGATCAAGCCCTTCAATATTTCCAACAACCCTATTTGTCATGCCATGAGTCTCATAAGCATTTTGACCAATAGTATTTCCATTACTTAACTTACTTTCCATAATCTTACGAACTTTTCTAAGTTCTGTAAGGATCTCTGTTGTGACGGCATTAGTTTTCCACTCTTGGAATTGTTCACTAGTTAGCATCTTGATACCATAAGTATAGGTTATTCTACAATAATCCAATCTTCTGCAAGCATATCTGTCTGACTAGCTAGCCAAGGAACTCTTGCATTAATATGATTTTTAGGGGCAGTTTTACTTGCTGGTGTAGATGGATAATTCATATAAATGTATGGAAGAGTCATTTTGCTAAAAGAATCTGGCACCTGCAATTCAAGACTTAAGCCTTTTCCATTCCATCCTTCACGAGCTACTTTTCCCCTAAGCTTTAGTGCCCTTATAGCATCTCCAAAGTCCATCTGAGTTCTCCTCAATTCTGATTAACCTTCTCCAACTCTTTCTTTCGCTTATTTGCAGCAGTTGTTACATTCCCAGCATAAAAAACATTCTTGTCAGCAGTGTCACTTTTATTTTTACCAAGGCCAAGTGCACGTAAAAAAGAAAACGTACCTTTCTTCTTCTTGCTTAATTCATCCATATTATCTCCTTAACTATATTCACGTTTCACCGTGCTTTCTTTTAATCCTAACTATTATTCTTCTTTTGTTGCCACGATCTTATTGCTGCAAGCCAAGGTTATTGTACCAGCACCCAAATGACCTACACCAAATGACATCTGATGGATTGCAGAGATAGCGCCATGCAAAACATGTCTATCCGTGCAGATGTCTTTCTTGATGCAATCTCCCTGACCTTCAGGTGTTGCTGATGGATAATTACAACATGGTGTTACAAGTGAATATGACATATTATTCTCCTTGATTGTTATTCTCTGAAACATACTCTCGCTTCATTGTACTTTCTTTTAATCCACCAGGTGCTTTGCCTAAACTTTGCTGACTTCGCCCGAGTTCTAATTGACCAGAAATTTGCTTATCCTTAAGAGCTAAATCTGTAGCATCATTATCCATGTCTGCAATTGTCTTCTCTTGTTCAAGTTGTTTACCAGGAATCTCTGTCATAATCTTCTGAGTTTCCGCATTCAACTTGGCGACCTTTGCACTTAGTTCTGTAATCTCAGCCTGGAGTTTCTGCATCGCGAGTTGTTCAGCTGGATCAGTCTGGTCTTCTGCAGGAAAGAACCTCTCAACATCTTCGATATCAAGTGCAAGTAAATACTGTCGCAAGATTTCCTGATCATTCAAACCTTGGCCTCGCAGCTCTAGCATGGCCTTCGCCTTGAGAAGCCGCTGCATCATTGTCGTGCTGTTCGGATCACTAACCGGAACAACATCGAAATCTGCACTAGAGAAGTCAGCCTGAACAATTGCCTGCTGATCATCCAGGACAACACTATATGTCATCTGATCTAAATAAAGAGCATTCAGTCTTCGTAACTTTATGAACTCCTTATATTGACTTCGGTACAATCGCTTGTGAATTGCACTGTAGACTTGCAGCCCCTGTTCAATAAGGGCAAGTACAGACTCAGCCGGAACATTCGCACCAGGAGAATTACCAGCAAGAATCTCTGTCATGCCGGCAAGTTCTTTACCACTCTCGATTAGCAAGCCGAGCAATTGAAAGAGAACATTACTTGGCTCACGCACTGGCATTGGGAAGATGTTCTTGCGAAGATCGTCGCCTGTTGCATCTACTGGCTTCCACTCGCCTGACTTGACCTGAATTGATTTGCCCCTGCCAAGCTTAAGGCCTCTCCCTAGGAAACCAGACTGACGATTTGATAACGTCCCTGCATCAAGCAATTGATTAATAACTGTGTTTATGGCTGAGTTACTGCTCATCAACAGTGAGCCAAACCCCATGCCATAAAAGCCTCCATCAATCGCTGGCATGAAAATAAAGCGAGTAAAGTATTGCTCTGGGAGGATCTTAACAATTGGTCCGTCTAGATCAACTACGCCAGATTCATCAGACTTGCGAATAATCCCATCCGTGGCAAACCGAGGAGATATGCGAACTAACTTCTGTGATTGTTCATGAACAGTTACTACATACGGCTCTTGATAGCCATCATTATCTAAGTCATACCAACGATGTTGTTCAAGAAACAAATGTGGAGTATCTTCATCTACATCAGCAGTCTTATCACTGGTTGCCTGACCAAGTTCAGCTACATCAAACTTGATAAAAATCCCAGAATTGATGCGCTCAACAATTTCATTATGGTACAAATAGATTCTATGAGTTACTCGTGGAGCCCTCTCCAATGATTCGGCAAAGTAATTTACAACCAAATCATCAGCAAAGACTATCTGAGATACGGACTTCCTCTCAATCGAATCGAAGTAACTCTTTTTGAATACACAACCGATTGCGGGCAAGGTAAAAAGTAGCTGGTCAACTCCTTCTTCCCAATCTTCCATTAGGGACAGAAGCTGGAAAGACATAAACTGAGAAATTCGGTTGGCCTTATCAAACTTACGATTGTCTGGATCAGTTCCTATGACCTTACCTTTGACAACTTCATTACCTTTAATAAGCTCAGGATATGCCCTAGCAGCAAACTGGATGCAAGCATTAATTATTAATGGGTACTTAACATTAGCAACAACTTCGCCTGCATAGACTTTCTTCTTTACGAGCAGCTTAGCCAGGTCGATGATCTGCACATTGAGTGCTTCCCATTCAGTTCGGCTAGCCAAATCTAGCTTGTAGCCTTCCAGGACTTTAGTCGTAATATCTGCTAAGGTTTCCTTATTTTGTTTATCAGCAAGATTAGTGATAAGTACAACTGCTTCAGCTCTGAGAGCTTCTTTTTCCACAAGAGCAGTCGTGGTAGGATCAACTTGAATTGGCGCTATAATATCCTCGATAGGTTCCTCAGTTGCCCAAAATGGAACTTGGCCCATGAGACTAGCTTGCTCGTCATCTGGAAGGTTTGTGCCTGTGTTCAAGGTTGAGTTGGTTCGTGTAGGCAGCTTTGCTGCTTGACCAGCTATAATTGCATTCGCCATCGGAGTCGCTGGATTGCCTGGATCAACAAGTTCCTCTACAGGAAATTCAAAACCATTATTAGCCATTATTAATTTCCTGATATCTAATTTTCTTCTTGATGTACAATAAGTCTTACACCATCTATGATACTATTAACTTTTGGACAGCATATACATATAGTATCAATAATATGTGGTGTGATAGGTTTAAAAAATGTTTTAGATACAATAATAGTTGGTATTACATGTAATTCTCCAGGAATCTTATATACAGACCAACAACTCATGATCTAGTATCCTGTAACCAGACTTGCTTCCTGGTGATTGTAAAGTTCGCTTTCTTCCCACGCCTGAAACTCCCAATATGGTTTCGCAATTGCTCGTTTGAGTCCAGACATAATCAAGTACCGAGTGCAGTCCATCAAATGGTCGCGGTCTTTAACTATCTGACCGTTCTCATCCCGGCGATAAATACGAAACTCGCTAAACCAATTAACCAGCGAACCAAATACTTTCAGGCGATTAGTACTGAGCATTTGCCACACAGCATACAAGCCAGCCTCGATTGATTTGTTCGCATTCTCAAGGTCAAGACCTAACCCAAAGTATTGTTCAAAAAGTTGCTTTCCGTCATCTTGCGAACGACCATGTGCAGCTGAGTCAACCACGCCTGGAATCCAATTTCCCCGAGCCTTGATTGCATCCGCATGGATCAGTGGTAACTGTTGGCCCTGGTAATATTCGGAATATAAATAAGTTATGTTGCTGGTCGGATCTGTAGCTGCCCAAACAGTTGCAGTCTTCTTCCAGCCTACATCCAACGCATAGCAGCGAAGCCAATGATCTGGAATAGCAAAATCTTCTACGGTGATATTACTTTCGAGGATTGGATAAATTGCACCAGCCCCAAGTTGAGGTACGCCCTTCGACCTGGCGTCTCGTTGGTGCGGAGGTAAGGCTGCCCAGAGTTTATCTTTCTGTTCTTTGGTAAGGTGTGGAGCATCGTCCCAGGTTGCCTGGATTAAGAACTTACTACCTTCTTGATTGTCTTCTATTTTGCCGTTTGGCATAAACTGAAGAACAGTATCAGTTAAGCCTTCAAGAGGAGTGAAGGTAAGCATAATTAGACCATTAGTTGTCATGGTCCGAGTTATACATTCAGTATAGATTGGAAGTGGACATTCTTCATCCAGCCAGATTAAATCTTGCTCAGTTCCTTCAAAAGACTTTCTGCCTTCAGCATAAGACTTGATCTTAATCCGAGATATGCCACCAGAGATATGCTTGACTAAGATCATGTCGATGGCATTAGCAACTCCGCCAGCCTTAGGACTGGTCTTTATAATATACTTTTCTGGAATCAATCCAGTCCCATACTCTTCAGGATTACCAATGAGTTTATATTGAACGATATCCCTGGCAGTGGTGCTGGTAGTTCCACATGCCCAGATGGAAACTGGTTTAGTAAATCTCTTGCCAGTCCACCAACCTGGATAGCGCCCGGTTGCATGTAGAGTTGTTTCGTACGCACCAATTCCCTCGGACTTTCCTATGCGGTTTGCAGCCATGATACAGCGTTCACTAAATGTGGAACCGGCTGCAAAGAATTGCATGTGCTTAGGATAGTTATTTCGACTCAGCTCGCCGTCATCTGGATAATACTGGGTAATCTTATTTTGCCTGATCCGGATGTTTTTGGCTTGCAATAGTTTGAGGTATTGCTCTTTGCGGTCTCTATCAAGGTGGGAAAGATCCATCATTATGACCTATTAATATTATGAAAGGGATCAAATGATAGGTCTTCTAAAATTGAGGTGTCTTCCATCAGGAGGGGTTCTTCAAAATCTTCGTCAGGAATAAATAGGCCAGCTTGTTCTTCAGCACAGAATAAATCTTCCAGAGATAAATCATCCTCGTTAGCAGACGCAGGGACAACAGCTTGGCATGACGCAAGAGGAATGGTTGCAAATGATAAGTTGTGATGTAAGGACTTTTTAATCTCTGGAAGATTTTTACCACCAGTGCGATTGATTGCTTCTTCGATTGCAGCGATCTCAGCATCGAGTTCTTCATCAGTTTTGGTTTGCAGCGTCATGTCAATGTTCAACCGATCAGGAGCTTTATACCCATTTCGGTCGAGAACATCTTTAGCTGCATTAAATTGTACAGATGCTGGAACAGATTTGCGGGAATTAGAGTTGAGAAGGTGCTCGAATGTTGCAAGTGCTTCTTTATTGAGGCTAACCAACTTCTTTCTGACATCTAAAGTTGCTTCGTGTGCCCTGTCTTGAAGGCCATTCAAGTAGGCTTGCCCAAGAGGTGAGCGAAGGATTGTAGATACGGATGATTGTGCCATACCAAGACGCTCAGCAATCTCTTGGTTTTTGTACCCGTTGAACGCCATCTGGATAATGTTGCGGTGCTGAGATTTTAGCTCTTTCAACATGGCTGGCAGCTTTACAGGTAAGATAGGTTAAATGGATGTTGTGAACCTTTTGGAATTGTCCTATTTTATGTTGACATATTATGGTAGAAAGGTCAATATAAAAATGCATAAGGACTTAATTTTCCTGCTTTTTCCATAATGACGGCAATCATATTGAGCCTACTATAATATTATAAGGGCTGCCTGTTTGTTACTGTTCACAGTTCTGCTAATAGTGACAAGTTGAATAGCTGAATGATTAGAATTGTTCCCGACTTTAGGTTCATTTGTGAACACTGGATGGATAGGTGTCGATTGACGGCAATGTAAAATTGCTTGTTTCCGCAACTCTATATAGAAACCCTAATCCACTACAGAGGGATCGAGGCATCTACATGCGGGCAGGTCACACACAAGAAAGATTGTTCCCTCCGCTACGCGGACACACGATTAACAGGTACAGGTCATGAGCAGGGATTCCTGGCAAACTGTGGAATATTTCAATGTGGAAATATTTTAATATGATGGTCCTGGCAGAATGACAAGCACTATATAAATGGTGAATAGAATAACTCTTGACAACCTGGACATGGGGAAGTATTGTAATTGGGAAAGGCAGGACAAGTGGAAAATGAATCAAGGTGGAAAATAATTCTTGACAAAGCTTTCCACAAGTGATATACAGTAATTGACAGGCTGGAAATGGTTCTAGCCACAAGTAGTTAAACCCATTATAAAGGAGTTTTATCATGGCACAATCAATCTTCGTTACATTGGATACCCTTAAGACAGAGACTTCAGTCCCGGCGGTTGGAACGATGGTACAGCACACTTTGCCACGGAGCATCTTCCCGACCAGTGAACAGTTTGCAGATGAACAGAAATTGGTTGCCTGGGCAACTGAAGCTGGATGTCTGCATGCCTGTTTGCAAAAAGGTATTCAGGCAAAGTTGATAGATGCACGTGCAACCTTTAAAGCAACGAAGAAAGGTGCGGAATGGTCGCCTGAACTTGGTCAAAGCAATGTAGACGGTATGAAATGGGAAGCCGCCGAACGTCCGGCAAGCGCAAAGAGTGACGAGCAAAAAGCGATTGAGGCAATGTCCAAATTGACGCCGGAACAACTGGCTGCGATTATTGCAGGTATGTCGGCTAACTAACCATATTAACCTTGCCGGATATATTCGCTTTGAGTATGTCCGGCATACTATGAGGATATTATGAAAATCTCCAGATTGAAAAAAGATATTATCAAAGGGATAAATATGGCCAAAGATATTAAAATGGCAACAACAAAGGACGATATGAAAATCGTTCGTTGCATACTTGGTCAGGATGAAAGAAATGTAATACAAGTTATAAAATTTCTTGGGCTTTTCCCACCTGAATGGAACAAAGTGATTAGACTTGGGATGTGGTTAGAATTGACAAAGTAATATATTGACTAACAATCTTGCTTTAACCTTTGCCCGATTTAGTCCTTGTGACTATTTCGGGCTTTTCTTATTGCTAATGCCTGACAACCTGAATAATGCCTGACAACCTGAATTGCATGGATAGTGATTAGATGATGGTTGTATGGGCGTTCGATACTGAACAGGAATAACACGACCAACCGTAACCATGTGGTGCCAAACGTAACCAAACGTAACCAAAGGTGGACACTTGGGCACACATAATTGGCACCAAACGGACACTAAACATAACCACCTGGCATCAGTAGGCACCGGCTGGACACGTATAATTGGCACCATCTGGCACCGCATTAACATCAACTGGCACCAGATGGTTACAGGTAAGCTAAAAAAAGGTAATCATTTCAAAGAGTTACAATCCTGTGTGTCCAAAAGTGGCCAATAGTGTCCAACCGTACACCTCCCCCCTGTGTCGTGAGTGTTGAAAGGGTAGTCTGTTTTAGTATTTAATTTTTTTATTAAATACTTAAATACCAGGTCCAGAGAGGGTGGGGAGGTGTACGCACGGACACTTTTGACGCCAACCGTACACAGCCCTAAAATTCTCCAACAATATCAACCACTTACCCAAGCAACCTGTCACCAACCGGACACCACCTGTCACCACAAGGCACCAGCTGGACACCAAAAACCGTCACCAGCCGTCACCAAACCATTGACAACCGGCACCAAACCATGCTATACTGTCACCAACCGGACACCCTTGCAAGCCACCTATGCTTGCTAAACAACCATTCATAAGGAGTCACAATATGTCAAGCCCTCACATGTCCTTTCGCCTAAACCATTACCAACTCGCCAAAGCATTAAGAATCCTAGTAACCTTGGAACCAGATCAACCAATACCATCATTATCCCAGGCAGCCAAGCTAATAATCATCGACTGGATATCAAAGCATTCCATACACACATCGTTAGAGTGTGCTCAAGCAGACATAAAAGCCATTGAGACAATCATTGCATTACCAATTGATCGAATCGACCCATACACAACCATTCGGCAGATTATGGCCCAAGCAAAGGCGCAATCTCAACCATTCCAGGCACAACAAGAATTTCAGATAAAAGAACAGGCAAAGAAGTCAGCCCAGCAGATACAAAGAGATATCGAAGATGCCAGACTCTTTGAACAGCTCAGACGTGAACATGCATTAAAAGAAGCACAAGAAGCAAAAGATAAAGATATTGAGGCACAAATAGAGTTATCTTTAAACACAAGAAAACCACTTCCCAAGCCATCAGACTTCCATGATCCAAACATCACCGAATCAGAAATATCAACAATAACTGACTTCAGTCCTCCGAAAGATTGGATTGATAGCGAGGAATAAGCACAACGAATGAACGGGCATAACGTGGTGGAATTACACGGTTTTTTCCGTTATGCCCGTTACAACGGCCACCACACGCTACACGCCACGTTTCCAACCGTCCATGCAACCATACCCGTTGCCCCGTTCCGGCCAGCCACAGCGATCCTACGCCATTCTAGCCGCTATTCCGCCCAACCGCCATACTATATACACGCCACCGACCAACTACCACAACGTAGCACACGGCACAACCGTAAACCGCCTACGTGTTTTTCTGTTGACAAACCCTCTTGTATACGGTACACTATACCTATAATATACCTATACTTTTTCACCAGACAGCCAACCATCACCTGGAGCTATCATGCGACTCATGCAGGCAAACTATTATCTTGTAATTCGCCGACTGGAAAATACCACCAGCAGAGGAACAATCGTTGCAGGATATAAAACCAAAGAACAGGCAGAGCAAGACAAAATTGACTATCTAAAGCGGATGCCAAATCATAACGTCTGGGTAATAGCCAGAGAAGATTATTAATCACATCAAAATAGGAGAACATCATGGAAACTGGCTGTGCATGGAACATGATAGGAAATAAGGAAAGAATTGAACAGGAATTTAAGATTAAGTTTAAAGGCCCAGGTTTCTACCTTTCCAATACTGACACTCTCTTAATTATACCATTAAACACAGAATTTAAAAAGATCTGGCATCAAACACAGCCTGAAAATACACAATATTATGTAGAAGTATGGAACACGGATTTTTATAATACAATCTATGCTGTAATTGCTACTGCACCTGTTAGATTAGATGATCGAGAGTAACTTATGAACACAACATTCTATTATGCCCTTATTCCAAGTGAACTCTTCCACCTGCAGGAACAATGCACAATCTGGATGCCTGAAACCCAGCCACTTGACCAAGCAATCTGGAAGATATCCCAGATCATTGCAACCTGTAATCTGAGCTACTTATTCCAGATTTCAGAAATGATCAAGATCGGAGCCATCACACCAAGTGATGTCATTTGGATTGAAGTCAAGCACAAAACAGCGACAGGTTACACATTTAGCAATGACGGCAAGATTGCAAACTTTTTCAGAATTGTCTAGCCAACCCAAGCAACGAAGTCGCCCGCCTGTAACCACCAGCCATAAGGAGAACAAATCATGAAGATTGTAATAAACACTTGTTACGGCGGTTTTGGATTGTCAGATAAAGCCATTTTAAAAATTGCAGAATTGAAGGAAATTACCTTATACCGTAAAAGCGAAGATTCTTTTTATAGCTCACCAGATTTTGACGATGAATCGTACTTTTCCGAATATGATATTGAAAGAGATTCTTTAGAGCTTGTCCAGGCAGTAGAAGAACTTAAAGAAGAATCAAATGGAGATCATGCAAACCTCAAAGTAGTTGAAGTTCCCGATGATGTTGATTGGTATATTGAAGAATATGATGGCCTCGAGCATGTAGCCGAAGTACATCGAACCTGGAGCTAAATTGTACAGTTTTTAGATTAATATTCCTATCTAAGGAGAACAACTAATGAATAAGCAAAGCTACGAAATTCAGTCCATTTATTCCTGCAAATGTGGCAAACCAATCAAAATGAACCTATGTAGTAAGAAAAATAGCAAATCTCTTCTCTGCTACAAGTGCCACAGAATTTCAATTGGAAAGCCAGCCCAGCATGTACCGCGAAGAAAAAGGCTTGATGCAGGACTGCCAGTGCATAACTAAATTGATTGCCTAATCACCAGGTCAAAGCCCTTTCAATCTTAATGTTTTGACCTGGTTATGAGTTAATCAATTTAATAATCTCAACAATGGAGCCAGCCATGAAAACTAAACCACGCAGCAATAAAGATCATTTCACACCTTTTGAAGCCATGCATATAGAAGCTATTTGCCTTGGGATTCTTTGGACATTTGGAGCAATAGTCACAGTTTCCTTGTTAGTCTTCTTTGGCATCCACGAAGTAAAGGAAGTATTTCAACCAATTGTTGATGCTTTGCAAGTTCAGTCAACCATTCAGTAAAAGTAAACTATATTGCCAAACAATTAGTTTAGCTGTTCACTTGTGAACGCCCATTACAAAAACTTCGCACTTAAGGAGGCCACAGCCATTATGAAGGGCAAAACAATTCGTTTCTATAACAGATTTGGAACCCATATGGGATGGAAATATCTTGCCAATGTGACATACTTTGAACTTATTAACTGGCTCAAAGCTGGCAACACCTTGAAAGTCCAAAAGCAAACACTTACTAAGGAATCTCACAGTAATGAAATCTTCAAAATATTACGGAGATCTTAGCCATGAAAAAACTCTGTCCAGTTTGCAACACCATCAATGAAGCAATCGGCTTCAATTTAACGGAAAAAGAAATTCATAACATTAGCAAAATTGGTTTGTCTGAGCAGCTTTGCAAGACTTGCTACCAGAAAGAACTTTCCACCAGGTTAGAGTCAACAAAATCTGAACTCATCCCACTGAACAAAGAGAAAGAAATTACTCAGACAGCTTACCATAAAGCATACGAAGCCTGGAAAGATATTGCCAGCATTTATCAAGCTATCGATTACAATCTCAACATGAATAAACATGCAATCAAAATGAAAGAATCAACCAAAATTAGGGTGCCAAAAACTAGTGAGCCAGTCAACATTGAGCTTCTTTGTCAGCAGATTCTTTCCACTCTAAGTAAAGAACAACAACAGGCTATCATTCAAACCTTTAAAG